ATGCTCACCAGGGCGCAGGCTGTAGACTTCCTGCAGGGCCGGGGCTTCCCGGTCACTCTGTACGCCATGAACCACTATGCGAGATCCGATGACGGCCCCGTTCCGTGCGCCAGGTGGGGCAAGCGATTTCTGTACGAGCCGAGGGAGTTGCTGACGTGGGCCGCCCGCAAGATGAAGGTGCTTCCCCAACGCTTCCCCGGCGCTTCCCCGCCCGTTCATGTTGATGAAAAGTCGTTGAAACAACAGAACAATTCGAATTAGCGCCGTTAACGGACCGTAAAAGCCGAGGAAATAGCGGGGCCTAGCCTATGGTGCCATTCTGTAGCGGCCTCAATGAGATCGGCGGATGAACGCTTCGGTTCTGGTGGCGAGAAATAGCGGCAGATAGCGGGTGATCGTGATGGCGGTGCTTCCCCAGTGCTTCCCCAGCGCCAAGGCAGGAGAGAAGGATGAGTGACACATTTTTGCAGGTTCGCCTTGAAGGCATCATCGAGCGCCTGGACGGCGAGCTGGCGGCGGCTCAGGCCGAGGTCGAGCGGTTGCGCGCCACCAACGCCGAACTGGTGGCGGTGCTGGACGCCGCCTGGCTTGTCCTCAAAGGACGCGACCAGCGTGAGGATGAAATGAGGGTTTATAACGCCATCCGCATTGTCCTCGCCAAGGCAGGAGGGAAAGATGCCTGAGACAAAACGAATGGCCATCCGTCTTGCCTTCCGCGAGGAGGGCGAATTCTGGAATTGCTATCTCGCGCTACCCGACAGCATGACGGACGCCAAATTGCTCGGGACTATCCTGATGGGCGCGGTGCGCCAGCATCCAGAGGTCAAACGAACCTTCATGGAAGCGATGAAGCTTGCACTGGCAAATGCCGCTGAAGATGTCACCGGCAAGCGCCCGGATGAATTCATCGAGGAGCGTGCCCCGGAAGGCGAGAGGAGCGGCCATGCCTGACATTGCCCAGGGGCTACGACAGATAGCCAAAATCAAACCCTCATTCGACCTCGATAGAGAGGTGATGATCGAGGCCGCCGACGAGATCGAGCGGCTGCGCGCCTCCCTCAAGGAGTTCACCGGCATCCCGACTACGCGCATTAGGATCGCGGAACTTGAGGCCACCAACGCCGAACTGCTGGCGGCGCTGCAAAGGATTGGACACGAGACTGGCGAAACTATGCGAGCGACGAACCACGGACGGCGTGGTGACATTGCTAACGAGATTGCCGCCGCCGCCCTCACAGGAGGGAAGGAATGAGCGGTCTATGGATCAAAGAGGCTGCCGACGAAATCATACGCCTGCGCGCCGAGGTTGCCCTGTTAAAGGACGGTCATGCAGCCGTAGTCGCCGCGATGCAGGCCGAGATCGAGCGGCTGCGGGCGGCGCTGGAAGTGGCCAAAGCCGGTCTGTCGGGAATACGGCTAAACCGCATCCAGATGGCGCAGATCGACGCCGCCCTCACAGGAGGGAAGGAATGAGCGACATTGTGGAACGGTTGCGAGCGATGTTCTGGGCGGAAGGTGCCCCAATGACAACAGCTCATGAAGCCGCCGGTGAGATCGAGCGGCTGGAGGCTGAACTACAAACAATCCACGCCCATTTACAGCATTATCGGGCCTTGGTTGATGGGTTGCACGGCCGCAGCGCCGAACAGGTGGCGGCACTACGGGATGCGCGGATATGGCTCTCGGGTATACGCTCGGCAATAGACGATCCGACAGAGCGTGCAGAACTTGAATTAGTTATGGATCGTATTAGCGCCGCCATAGCCAAGGCAGAGAAGCCATGAGCGACATAGCCGAAGAACTCGAAAAGAACCTGCAACTGCGATGTTTGGTGTCGGACTACAAGGCCGAGGTCGAGCAGCTGCGGGCGGCGCTGGAAGTGGCCAAAGCCGGTCTGTCGGGAATACGGCTAAACCGCATCCAGATGGCGCAGATCGACGCCGCCCTCACAGGAGGGAAGGAATGAGCGACATCGTGGAGAGGCTGCGGTCCTATGCTCGTAACTGTGGTGGGCCACCCGAGGAATATCTTACATGGCAGGCCGCCGACGAGATCGAGCGGCTGCGGGAGACAAGAATGCACGCATTCCTGGCTGCAACGACTTGGCGGCACCAAGCCTTTCTGCGAGCCGAGAACGGTGACATTTTCCGGGTCTGGTTTGCCGGCAATGACGACCCGCACATTGAGCGTCTAGTGCTCCCCCGAGATGGAGAGTACAGCGAACCAGTGGCCGCACTCGCAAAGGCAGAGGAGAAATCTGATGTTATATAATCCAAAATGGGAAGACGTGGTTTATAAGGGCGTGTCGCAGCGCGAGTTCATCGCGTGGCTTGAAACACAACCGCCGAATGATCAGTATGAGTACCTGTTCGCAAGCATCTGCGCGGTGGCTGAATTTCTCAAATCCAAAGGCGCTTCGGAGGAGAACCAGATAGTTGATTTCGGGTCGGACCTCAAGCCGGGCGACCCTGGTTATTGGCTCGACCAGATCGTCATCCGAACGCCGCACACCTACGGTGCTGCGCTTGAGCGTGCCCGCGCCGCCCTCACAGGAGGGAAGGAATGAGCGGGTTAATGCTTCTCAGCGTACAGACTGTCAACCTCAACCGCGGCCTCGATCATGGCAGCCTGAAAACGCAGCGCGAGGATTGCCGCCTCCGTCGCCTTGTCTGACGCAACGCCGAGCTCAAGTAGCCGCGCATAGGCCCGCAACTCGATCGGGTCAGGGTTCATCAGCATCCCCTGCATATTGGCGGCGGGGCCGGCGGATATGGCGGCAGCGGGTCAACCGACGATTCACTTGAGCGAGGGGAGTTTAAGCCCGCCTCCACCCCCTACCAACACCGTTAACAGGGCGATAAGGGCGAGAAGCAACACAATCACCCAGACGCCTTGTTTGACGCGCTCCGGGATTGGATGAACGAAGCTCTCGATCACCCAGATTGCCAGATAGATGATGCCGGCCAGAACGATGAGGCCGATGAGAAACCAAAGCACGGATATAGCTATACTGACCATCGCAGCCTCCTATTCACCTAAGCCCCTTCGTGACTGTCCACATCGCGACCACCGCGATGATGATGCCGGAAACAAAGCTGAACGCATTTCTTACGACTTCATAGCCCTGTGATTTTCCTGTGCTGAGCGTCAACGCCGCTTGCGTCGTTTCCTTGTAGTTTTGAAACTCTGTCCTCGGCACGGCCTCTTGGATCGCCAATTCAGTGCGTGTTTTCCATCGCCGATCCTCATCGAGGTATCGCTCCCAGATCTCCCGGCTTATGTAGGTTTCCTGCGTCTTAGCAATGCGCGCCTGCTCGCCGTTCAAGCCTTCCAGGCGCCGTTCGTATTCCTTCGCTTGCAGCTCGAGCGCGATGGCTCGTGCGTTCACGTAATCATGAAACGCCTTGACATCCTTTTTTCTCAATTCCTCGGCGGCCCTCAGTTGGGCCTCGAAAAACTCTTTGAGCGTAATATCCGACATGGTTTATCTATTTTTAATCAGAATATCGATATCGGTTTGCAACCGGACAACGCGATCAATCAGATTTGTCAACCGTTCCTCATTTCTAATGATTACCTGACTGCCGTGTTTCATCGCTTCGCCGTATACGTCCAGTTTCGCTTCGTGAACGGCGACCCGTTTCTCTAGAGAGGTGACACGGTTGTCGAGCCGTACAGCAAAAATCACGATGGCAACGGCTTGCGTCAGCAGAAAAACCCATACTGTTCCGGGTATCGTCTTAAGCACCCCCGCAACGCCATTGCCATTTTGGGTCACCTTAGTCAGGCTTCTTCTTTTGCCGCACGGCTTCGTTGGTTGCGTTGATGATGTCAAGCACCAGATTATACCGCAAATCTTCCGTGAACCGCTCTTTCACAATGTCACTACCAAACCCGGTGACGTTCTCCTCAATCCATGCATTCAAGACTCCAAGTCCGGCGTCCATTTCCCTCTGAGTTGCCATCAGTAGAACTCCACCGGGACGCCCTTCACTGTCACAGACGACCTGCGGCTCGAGGTGCCAGCGCAGGCTTGCTCCACGATGGCGCTGACCACCTGGGCAATCTGTACGCCGGTGAGAATTGCCGGATGGACGCCTGCAAACATGGCGCCGATCACGGAGAGAATGCTGTTGGCTGTGGGGATGACGACGCCCGCCGTGGCACAACCTGCCTTGACGCCCGTCTGGATCGCCGTGATGACGGCAGCAACCTTAGCCGCGGTGTCGTCAATCTGCTGCTGCGTACAACTAGCGACGACTGCGGCGGCTCCGGCGCCGACCATTGCCATGCTCAGGTTTCGCCTTGTCGGTGACATTTGATGTTCTCCTGTTTGCGTTTCGTAGGATGGCTTCAATCTCAGCAACAGCCTGTTGGATTTCTGGTATGGCAGGCTGCACTTCCCCAAGCAGCCGATTGAACAGTTGGATTAGCTCTGGATGCTTCGCAGCAACCCCGAGCAGTGGGAGATATTTCAGGTATTCGAACATTGTTTAATCCACATCATTGATGCCCAAGTCTCTCGCCAACTTACTTGCCGGGTCGTTAGTCACGGGCACGGTTTCTTTCGGCCCATTCCACCAGTCCATCAAGATGCGCCAGTACGTCCGCGGCTTGTCGCCGCGCCGATCTTCGATGTTCTCAGAAATGGCGAGGTCATCGGTACGTAACCATCTCCAGAACCGCCAGTTCATGGTGCATGAGAAGGCGGCGCCACCTTCGCACCGGTCGCACTGCTTACAGTCGGGAGATTCTGCCGGACAACTACCTTGTCCAACACCGGCTTGGTGTTCCATTTGACATAGAAGCCCCATAGAGCCGGAAGAAGGATGGCGACAAAGCCAATCAGTGCCTCCCATTGGGTTTCATTGGCCCAACCCTTGCCGGTGATATAGCCGCCAACGGCGATCAACACGTAGCGGATAAGCTGGAAGATCGTGTCAGCATTCATTTCGGTTTCCTCAATGTGACGCTGCAGCGGTCGTCGGTGTTAAGCCGAAGCGCGCGAGCTCCTCCGGGAGATAGGTCGGCCACGCGGCCCGTCCACAGTGCCGGCCCAAAATCAACCGCCCGAAATTCCATCTGCTGGCCCTTCGCCTCGACCACGACGGGCTGGTTGCGCAATGTCTCATAGAGTTCACGCGGCCAGCGGCAGGCGATGTATGGCTTTGCAGGGTTGAGCCGACGACCGAGGCCACCGGAGCCAGGCAGCAGATAGTCTCCCAGGCCGTACTTGCGCATTTGGGCTTCATTCGCGAACAGCGCGAGCCCTTCGTCCGCACTCATGCCTGTATCAAGCGGCCCGCCGAACGTAGACATTCGGCCATCGACCGAGAACAGGACGCCAGCCGGTGGGGGCGTCACTGGTACCGCGCCGATGTTCCACGGGGTCGAGTCGTCGTACAGTGACGGATCGCCCATCACCGAAACGTGGATGTGATGAGCGTGGGCGTTGGAGCCGGAATACCGCCGCGTCTCCCACGGAGACACCTTCGAACTGAAAATCCGGCCATTGCTGATTGCATATTTGATGCGGTGGTCGCGCCCGAGGCGGAGCCGTTCAAAGAACGCCCAACTATCAAAACCATTTGCCGGGTCGTGAGTGAAATCTCTCGCCGTAACAACGCCGTTTTCATTCGGATTGTGATCCGACGCAGTATGGGAATGCGCCTCATCCCCGATCGAGCCGTCACTGCTCTTGTCCCGGTTGGGGGCAACGGCGTTGATCTGCCCCAGCAGTACGTTGAGACTCTTAGCTACCCGCCACACCATCAGGCTTTCTCCACGTCAGCGATTGCCTGCAACGTCATTTGGTGCAGCCGCTCATTGGCCTGCATCACGAAGACCCCGCAATATATGAAAAGAACCCGCGCAGGCGCACGGACCCTCCGGTCGGCATGTCAGCGGCAGCAACATTGTCCGAACTTTGCGCTGAACCACTCATAACCAATTCGAGCGAGGAACCGCCTGCCGACGATGCCTGCAGAATTATGTCGGTATAATTGGCCTTTGTGATCCCGCGCCATTCGGTATTGCCGCCGCGCTGCACTTCGCCGCTTACCCCCGCGATGGCAAACGGCAGGCCGGTTATAAGAAAATTGCCGGCGGCGGTAGTATGCGTGAAAACGCTCGTAGCGATAACAAATGCGGCGTGAACCCACGGCCCAACCTTGACATAAGTGCCATCCTGGGAATCGTAACTTACGGACAAATCTCCCGGCGTTGCGAACGTTATCGCCGGTGTCCACAGCCCCTCAACCTGCAGGGCATCAAACTCAGCATTAAGTCGGGCGCCGATTATCTTTTGCTGACGCTGCGGGTCGTTGAGCCAGTCAAATAGACGGGCCATTAGAGGTCGCCGTAACAGGCAAAATAAATCGCATCAGGGTCGGCGTCAGGGAACCCACCAGCATCAAATTCAACGCATTTAATGGTGAACGTGCCTGCCGCCTGAGTTCTAACCTTGATGATGAATTCCGTATTAGCGTCACCGTCAATGACCGACAGCAATACAACATAATCTGCACTGGAAAAGTCATTGGCGATCGTTACAGTCCAGTCGCCAACGCTGTCCTTCACAACTCCGGTGATGTTGTAGGAGGCGGCCACCGTCCCATCCGCCGCAAACTTCGCCCACGCCTTAGCGGCACCAGGATGGAAATGCTGCCTCCCCGACGTAACAAGCTTGTCGGTCGCGGTGCCGGTCTCCTGCTCGGCCTGAGTGGCAATCATCGTCCCGCCTGCGGTGGCACCAACAACCTGACCCGTGGTTGTCAACGCAGTGGTCGTGACGCTGGTACGCAGCACCCCCGCTGTAGAAAAGCCAATTTGATCGTCGGCAATGAAGTACATACCGGCATCAGACGCGCCCGCAGTCTGACGGATGGCAGGCGAAGCCGCCGTCCCATCAGGAATAGTCAGCCTGCCAGCCATCACCGTATTGCCGGTCACGTCGAGCGTCCCAGCTACCAGCGTGTTGCCGCTCGCCGCGGCTACCGTGAATTTGTTGGTTGCAACCGCGAAGTTGCCGGACACATCGAGCGTGCCGGTCACAGTTGAGTTTCCGGTGATGACAAGGCCGCCAGAGGAAACCGTCAGTGCGCCGGACAACGTCAACGTAACGCCCGTCCCGCCCGTGATCGCCGTTGCCGTGCTGGTGAGCGTACCGACACCGCCCGCTGTGAGGCCCCACTGATCCGCCGCCGGGAAATACAGTCCGGTGTTGAGGTCGCTGACATGGGCGTAGGATGCCGACGACACCGAGCCGTCCATGGAGCTCGTGCCAAGCGCAAACGGGATGCGCGCTGTGGCGGTGGTCTGCCCATCCTTGGTGACACAGGTAGACAGGCCCGTGGCCATGCCGTCCATCTCGGCATCCATGCGCGTATCGGTGACGGGCACGACGTTGGTGTGGTCGGTGACCCAATTGTGGACGCGAACGAACGTCCCCGAGCCGTTGTAGGCCATGGCGGTTTAGTCCTATAATGTTGGAATGTGGTGGTTGCTGCAGGCAACTATTGTAGGCGTTGTTCTTTGTACCAATGCTTATTGGCAGTGGACGCCCAACCCGTACGTTGCACTTGGCTTAGGTCTAGCCTGCGCGTTCCTGCCCACAGCGATGATGTTCCGCATCCGTCATGGTCGCTGGCCCTGATGGCCAGACGTTTCCAGGGCAAGCAACCGAGCAAGCCTCGCGCGCGGGTCATAGTTGGCGATATTGGCCCGTGTTTGGGAAGCCGCAGAAGGCGCACGCTCAAGGATAGCTTGCACAAGCGCTTCAGCCTTGCGTCTGGCGAGCACATCGCCTGCCTTCTTGATGCCATAACCAAACGGAGCCGCAACTAATCCAGGCAAGCCAAACAACCCGTATGCACCGCCAGTGGTAAGCGCCGCCCCAAGCCCGCCGCCACCGCCTAAAAGCTTCCCCGTAGCTCGTAGGACGTTAGCCGGTAGCGAACCTTTCACGCCCTCCTCGACCTGAGCAAATTCCGCTTCGTTCAACCCCCGCCGCCCCTTTTTGCTCAAGAGTGTTTTGGTTTGCTGTCTCAACGCATTCTGAATGTTGCCGCCGGAATGAGCCGATCCGGCCCCAAGTTCAGCATTGTAAATCTTGTCCGCGACTCGCTCTGCGGTCTTGGCTGATGCATAATCCCCACGGGCAGCGGTAATTCTGGCACTTGCCTGTGCCGCATTGCCGGCTGCAAGGTCAGCCTGTGGGATATTGTCGATATATTTGGTTAGCTTTTCCAGAGCAACGCTAGCCGCGCGCTGCTCCTGCGGATTAGCAAAGTTACCGGCTTGCTTTTGCAACAGCTCGCGCGTGGTCTGTAAATCTTCATAAGTATGTGCCGCGCCACTTACTGGCACCCTCAGATCGTCAATGAGTGCGTTGGTTTGCGGTGCCAATCGCACATTAGCCTTAGCACGCCGCAAGTCAGCTTCAATTGAACTGGCTAAGGCGTCAACCGCCGAAGGTTTAAAAACGACCGCCGCCACCTCGGGCGATTGATAACCAGCCGTCGCACGAGCCTCAATCTGGGCTGGTTTCAGTGCGGCCGAAACCTGCTTAGGTGCCGTTGCAAGGCTGGCGCCAACTCCACCGACAACACGGCCAACCGGCCCTAATGAGGGGTTAACCGCTTCCGCAGCCTGTCCGAGGCCCTCTGAGGCAACGCCTGGGACAGCTGCTCGTCCAACCAGCCGCCCCGCGAGCGCAGGCACTTCACGGGCAACGGTAGCCGCAGCGCGCCCAGGTATTGCGGCAGGCGCAAATTCGGCCGCCGTTTGCGTGTATTTCTCGCTGCCCACCGGCTCATAGAACTTGCCGGTAACACCCTCAACACCTTGCTTTAGCTTCTCCGATGTCGGCCCTCCCATCCAGGGAACATATTTAAGAACAGACGAAACCTTCTCTTGTGGAATATCAAAGCCTGCCAGACCCGCCAACTTGCTGGCCGCTGCTGCATTCATCTCACGAATATCGCCGCTCATGCCACCAGCATAGATGCCGGCATTTGCCAACCCAACACCGGCAGCTTTGACGTGGCCGATACGACTGGCCTCTCTTGGCTGCTCAAGTTCGAAGCCGGGCGGCGGCGGTGGTATTTCGTCAATCAATTCAAATCCGGGCGGTGGGGGCGGTCTTGTCATTTGACTGGCACCCAAGCCTTGCCGTCCCACTCAACGACATCGCCGGCTTTATTCTTTGCCCGCGCACGGCCCTGAGAAGCGGTACCTTGCGATGCGGGCTGACTAGCAGAAGGCAGCCCCGGCATCCTCTCGCGAACAGCCGCCTCAACATCAACGGGGATGCCTTTGGCCATGAGGTCTTCAGCAAGAGCGCGGGCCTGCCGTTTCTGTTCGACAACCTTCGGACCGTCACCGGGCTGCGGAAAGAATGTTCTATCGTATCTATCCCATTCAAATGGCACGATAGCCGCGCCCGATTCCTTACGAAGCGCACCGGACACCCACATGAACTTTGCCGAATCGTATTGCTGCCGTTTCTCATTCTGGGCGTATGAACCGTAGCCGCCAGGAACCTTGCTTGCAAGATGACCGCCCAGATTTAACCCCTCTGTCTCAATGTCGGGGGTCAACATTTTACTAGCGCCTGTCATCCTTCCGGTAAAAATAGTGTCCTTGGATTGCGACTCGGTGAGCTTGCCGGTAGCAACATCAGCAGTATTCCCCAGAACAGTCTTTACAAAGTCATCACGCTGTTTCTTGTTCAGCCCAGGCGGAATCTCAACCGGCCCCTTGGGGCCTTGGACGGTCTGAGGTTGTCCGCCTCCACTGGCGCCGGGAACCTGCGGCAATGAAAATTGGCGGTCTGGAGCCAGGCGGGGATCATAGAGGGCGCTGACTTCCTCCCCGTTTGGCATGGTCAATTTCACGAGTTGGGGCTCCTTGGGCTTCATATACTCGGCCCACATCTTGATGCCTTCTTCCTCAAGCTTCGGGTCACCGCTAGTGACAAGTCCCCTGATGACCGCACGTGCTTGCGGGTCGATGCCGCGCGAGGGCGGCGGCTGCCGATATGATTCCGTGCGAACCGGCGTGGCTCCTGCCGGCGTCATGCCCGGAGCGGCCTGCGGCTGGCCCGGTTGAGCAAATGGTCTATTCATCTGTGCGGGTGGATAATTTTGCCCCTGCGGGTCAACAAGGTCCTGTTTTATACCCGCGTTGATGTCACCAAACGCCGACGCAACCCGTGTATGCGGCGAACCAGGACTAGGAGCTGGTATAGATGGGGGTGCAGGCGGCGGAGCATTCATTTGCACCTGTCCAGGCGCAACAGCAGCTCGCGGCAAATCGTCTTGTGTGTCGTTTAGGCCGGGAAGGTTTTGCAGGGCGGCGGTGCGCCGCTCTCGAGCAGCGCGTATTTCCTGTTCAGCCTTGGCCGTCCTGGTATCCTCCATCCCCAACTCAAGGCCAGCGAGCCCGCCTTGTAACGCCCGTGCAAGCCCCTGCCAATGTGACTGTATGGGAGCCGTGCTTGTCCCTTCTTCAAGCAGCCTTGCAAGATAGAGGTTTTTGGGCCGCACCGTTGAACGAGTGAGATAGTCCGTGATGTCAACGGCCATCATAATGCTCCATAGTCAACAGCCAGGTATCCACCGCGGACATGCACGGCCTGCGGCCTGACCCTCAATACCTCATCAGCCATGACACCGACCCGCTCACGCGCCTCCCAAATGTAACGGTACGCGTAGAGCTTGATGCCGTTCATGAGCCGGATGCCCAGGTCGCGGATGTCGCGTTTCAGGCGGCGGTCGGACATAAAGCCCATTGCCGCCGTTCCAAGGGCGCTCATCGCCGCATTGCCGCCGGGCGATGCGAGATACCTGCCACCGGCACCCAGCGCCGCACCGCCCAGCCCATACATGCCGCCCATGGCGGCGTTCTGCTGCGCCATTTGCTGCTCGTATTGCTTATTCTGCAGCGCGGCGGTGTTGTAGATGTAGTCGCCGATCGGCGTGTTACCGACCTGCCCGCCCTGATAACCCTGAACATTCGGCATGTTCGGAATGGCACCAGTTCGCAGCGCGTTGAGCTCCTGAATTGGCTGGTTGCGAGAGGTCAGCAGCTCGGACAATGCCCGACCACGGTTGGCCTGCGACATCCCAAACAAGCCTTGCTGCTCCTGCAGCCCGCGTTCGGTGACGCCAAGCCGCAGGTCGTTCTCCTGCCGGTTCAGGTTGTCCATCGCATTACGAAAAGCATCCGTGCCACGCTGAAAGCCTTGGTTGACGAGCCTATTTTCCTCGGCCTCTCGGGACTGCGTGAGCTGCGGGTTAAGCCGCTGAAACATCGCCTGCTCAACCCGCGCCCGATCGGCAGAGAAGTCGTTTGAGACATCCGGCAGGCCGGACAGGCTGAACGGCTGGCCAAGTGCTCCCGCCGCATTTGTGTTGGCCTGACCTTGTAGACCGACGCCCTGGTTATAAAGCTGCTGCTGTTCGGGCGAGAGTTGCGTGGTTTGGGTATACTGCGGGACTTGATATCTCTCACCGTTCGGCCCGGTGATGGTCTGCATACCGGACTGGTTGAACGTCGTGCTGCCGAGCGGGCCTACCTGATTGGCATTGCCAAGGATAGAATTGGCAATCGCCGTCGAGATATTGGAGCCGGTCTGTGCTTGTGCAACCTTCGTCGGGTCAGGCGGCGGCGTGGGTGTTGGTTCGTCGTCGTCCATTTTTTCTACCTTTCAGCCACCGACAGTCTTCTTTCAAAAGACCGTACATCATGGCATCTTCAAAACCGTCATAGCCACGCCTACAGACACCCTCGAGCACAAATCCCAAGTCCTCAAGCAACTTGCGCGCCTTCCTGTTCTTCTTCCCGGTCCGGGCTGAAACCCGCTTACAACCCAAGTCAATAAACGGATATGCCAATATTGCCCGCACCGTCCCCGGCAGAGCCCAGCCAGGGGCGTCAAATGCTGCAGTCAAGCTAACATCGAACCCGCTATATCTATTAAACACCACGCCACCGACCAGTACGCCGCGCCGGATCACCCCCAGCGCCGTACACGGCCCGAACGACTTGTCCCGCATTTGTGGAATACGGGAGCGGACCAGTTCGGCAACAAGTTCATCAGCACCGATCAGGATCGAGCCGACGATGACCGGACTACTCACGTTTCTCTAACGCCTTCACCAGCCGGTCCTTGGCCTTGGCGCGTTCGGGCAACTTCTTGCCTCGCGTTTCCGCATCCCAATGTGCCACCGCCTCAGCTCCACCTAATGCCCTCATGCCCTCCGGGGTGTGTGCCCACGCTGCCTGCGCCTGTGACTTGTACGGCATTACATCCAGTGGCCCCGCTCTATCATCACATCCGAGCCGTTATATGTAAGCGTCTCGCTGGAACTCACTCCGAATGCGATTGAGCCCGCCCTACCTAGCCCTGCAACAGTCTGCCAACCCAAGCTAGGCACAGTACCGCCGGCCCATTGGAACGAGTTCCATTGCCCAGCATTCCACTGCGTCCCGCCGGGTGCCGACGTGACGATCACGACAACCGGCGCCGATGAATCATAATCAACCTTGATTGTGACAGGCGGCGTAAATCCAGGCGAAGCCAGAAACAGAGGCCTAGCCTGAACAAACCGCTTGGTCTGTGGCGAGCCTAACGTTTGGTAGGCGTGCTGCATGGTGGCGGTTATGCGCGCCGTTCCATCCAACGTCCCATTGTCAAATTTATAGACCTTGCCGTCGTTGCCACCAAAATAAATGTCGTTGTTTCGGGTCGCCCAACAGCCGGCATTGATGTTGGTGAACTTGCACCAGCTCCCGGTGTTGATGTTGAGCACCGCTTGGTTCTGCGTCACTCGCTCGGCCACCGGAATGTTGACAATCAACAGGTTGCCCCGCGGATACTCCACCGGTTGCCAACCAAAGGAAGTGCCGGTGGTAAAGAACTGGCGACGGAAATACCCGGATATCTTGTCGGTAAAGGATGTCCTCCCCGCCGCTCCCTCGCTCATACCAAGGATTGAGGCCAGAGGCACGAGCCCCTGCATGGTGAGAATGCCCAGATCGGCGCCCGCCTTGATGATGCATCGTCTACCTATGACATCAGGGATCTCGTAGATACCGACCAGCGCGGAGGTCGTGGAGCTTGTCGGGTCGGTCCCAGCATAGATGACGCACTCACCCTTGCTGCTGACGAACACCGCAAAATCATCGGGGCCTGACCCGCCGTCCCGCGTCCAACTCGCCATTGCCAGGAGCTTTCCGCCCTTGCGGAACGGCGGCAGAAACTTGGTCAGCACGCCGGCGATTGCTGCCGTGCCAGCATACCAGACGTGTAGTTGGTTTTCCTCGATGAACCAGAGCCGGTTCATATGGTTTTTGACGCCGATCAGACTAGTGTTGGTCAGTCCGCTGGCGCTGATGCTCGCCGTTCCCCAGCTCGAGCCGTCATAGGTTTGGGGTGCATCTTGCCCATTCACCAAGATCAGAAATGTCCCCGCGGTGTTGACCATCGTGGCGTCTTGCCAACGCCCGTTAGTCAGAGAGGTTACCTGCGAAGTCCCAGCCCCTGCTGCAGTCACGTCATAGATGATGGTCGGGGTCGCCGCGAACAATTTGCTTGCGCTGGGTGAACGGTATTCGACAAGCGTCTCAACAAAGTTTCCGCTCAGGCCGGTAGCGTGTTCGGTGTAGCCGCCCCGCATCCGCACCGAATTAGTGTCGGGAATCCAGTTCTCCAACACGATGGCATCGGTCGGCTCCATCAGCGGCAGCGTATCTCGTGCGTTCCATCCACCAACTGGCGGCGGAAACGTCTCGACGCGCGCCGTCAGCCTGGCCCCAACCGGCTGTCGCAATCCTGGGGAGCGTAGGGCTTGGCGCATCAGGGCGTTATCGTTCCAGGCCAACTATACCTGTCGCCACTGCGCCGTTCGAGTGTCAGAACGCGCAGACCTCGATCGCGTGCGGCAGCCTTCTCGACCTCGCGTTCATACGTTGATAGTTCCTCGGCGTAATCCATGCCATGAGCCCGGAGCCATCGCCAAGTCAAATGAAGCTCAATCAACTCCTCGGATATGCGGGCCTCATCAGCATCCGTCACCCACTCCGCTTGATCGACGTTGGAAATTGCATTATTGCACCATACGTTCGTAACATATTCAAAGACAAACGTTTGTCCTGCGGTTGGTTCTGGAGTGATTTCAATGTTACCGCTGCCCGCCCGCCTCCACCAACCAGCCGTCCCGCCGGAAATGCCGCTATTGATTAATGTCTGCCATTCATTGGATGGAACGGGGCCAACTAATGGAACGCTCTCGGTCTGATTCCACAACACAACATCAGGAACAAAATGGTCAAAATCTTCAAGGTCATCCAAAGCATCAGATTGCTCAACGGTGGCCGTTGAAACAAATGATCCTTCAGTGCAAAGCACTGTCCAATCATGCCGCCGTGCCACTTCCTTCCCCGCCCGGTTGGCCAACGCGAGCCATTGCCTAGCGCCCGCATTGGAGCTGCCGATGATGGAAACTGGAATAGTGGTGTTGATAGCAGCGGCAACGTTCTGGACGATGCTAAGAAGGGACATTTTGCGCCTCCGCTACTTCCTTGGGCTTGTTCTTGCTACCCTTGGGCCGACCGCCCTTGTTCTTGGGAACATCACTCACCGCATGATATGAGGGCTCCTCAAACCCCGGCGGAAACGGTTGTTCCGCTGGTTTGCCCTGCACCAGTTTGGCCAGGTCGGCTATCTGCCGCCTCAGATCGGAAATTTCTGCTTCCTTGCGCGCAGCATCCGCCGCAATCGCCTGTGATGCTGCAGTATCCTTCGCCACCGCCAGAAATGCCTTGGCCTTGGCCCGAAGCTCACGCCCCTTATTGCCAATCTTGTTGATGTGCGTATCATTAACCTCCGCCAATTCTTCCACCGTATGAACATTGGCCGCCTTGAGGGTCATGGCCAACGACCGATCAACCTGGGGCCATTCCTCGATCGGCAGTCCATTAACAACCGGCTTGCTTTCCGAGGCTTGAAATGCCGCCCAAGCAACCGGCCATTTTCGTTTGTGTTCCTCAGTCGCAAAAACCTGATGACCTTTTGTCTGCGTGTCACCGGGTACTTCAGCCTTAAAAAACAATCTTGGCCCATAAACAGGATAGCCGGCCGCTGCGGACTTCCTCTTATCAGGCAGGGGCACTAGGCCAAACCCAACCCGCACCTTTGGATACATATCGGGGAGCCCATCCTCCCGCTCCATAACCATAACGAATTCGCCATTCATCACGCCGCCTCCTGATTTGCGTTGTACATTCTGCCCATGGTCTGCAGCAGCCCCTCGCCGTAAAGCCTAAATTTGGCGTCCGGCTGCTTTTCGACTGTCTTCCAGAAGTCGCTTGCATACTGCATCAGGACGACCGTTGTATCGAAGATCTCACCAGCACAACGCGCCTGCACAATCTGATGCTCTTTCGGATTGGCTTTGCTGGCGTGCGGTCCTGCCCATTGCTGCGCCCATGTCGCCGGCTTGTCCGAGTCGTACTTGCCTATGGAGCAGTCCATTCCATACATCGAAAAATTACGATAACCCATTTCATAGAACAGACCGATCGACCTCAGCCCGACATTGCTCCCACCGGGGGCGAGCCAGCGATCAGGCTCAAGCTTCCTGAGTTGAATGTTCAGCGGGCTAGAACAATGAAATAACGAAACGTCATAGCCCTGCAACTTCTCGATCAGGACGGGATGCACCATCGAGCCCAGCAGATATTCTACCTCATGGGACGGTCGATTGATGTTGTCGGCCTTGTGCGGACGGGGGTCGCATTCGACGTGATAGTGTGGCGTGATGCCGTGGTCGATCAGGAAGTCATGCGCCCCTGACACCGATATGATGTTGCTCGGTCCCTCTAGAGCTTCCTCCACAAGCCGCGGCAGGTTGTCAGTCAATGACGGCCCGTAACAAGCGATAATCGCCCGTACATCATGTGCCGGCGCCTGTGCTACCCGCTTCTTGATGGTTGCCGAATTTTTGACGATGCTGTCCCACCAGCCTTCGGCCGTGCCGGCGGCAACAATCTTGGCACCTGGAACAGCCTTCATGATCGGCGAACCTATTATCGAGGCAATAGACCCCTCCTGCTTGGAATCCATTATGGTAAAATGCTTCCCGATGATCCGGGTCCACGTCTCAAAATTCCTCATTGCGTCCAGTTGGATCCCAAACATCACCGCAACGCGGGCGAGAGACTTGATTGCCGTCAAGGCATCATCGACATTGCGCTGGTGCTCCAAAATGCCGAAGGCCATGATGATATCGGCCGGCTTGTGATCCGGGCGTCCCTCCCAGATTTCATAGGTTCTGATGCGACCCCAGCTATCATCATATTTTTCAGAGAAGCGCCGCACCTCCTCAAACTTCGCTTCTATATCTTTCATAAATCGTCGGCGCCGATTTCTGTTCATGTCCGCATCGCCATTCTGATCCGGGTGTCCCCGAATGTATCCTCAACCGGCAGCACCTGATGCGGCACATCGGCCAACACTGCATTACAGCCGAATTTCGAGGTATCCACGCCCCCCATGTAATAGTCGTCAAAGACGATGTAGCGCGAATGTTTCAAGGCCTCGTAGTCGCCGCGGATTGTTTCGATGGAATGCCCACCGTCGATGAAAACAAAATCGGCCATGATATTCTTGCCGTGCAATGTGTCGCGGGTGTTGCCTTGGATGAGCTCGAATGTAAAACCAGGGTTGTTGTCCTTGAGGATCTGTAACTTCTGCGCAGCGGTTTGCCGTTCAGCGGAGCCCTTGCCATTCATCTCGGCGGCATTGGTTTGCGGCGTTGCGCTCTCAAACAGATCGAAGCCGAGGTAACGGACATCATTACGGTGGGCGAGTGCGACCTGGCACATGACCATGGCACGGGTCCCCCGGTGTGTCCCGACCTCAACGATGAATTGCGGCCGGGCCATGCCGATCAGGTCAACGAGTTGGTCGTATCGGTTCATGCCAACCCTCTGATATGTCGGTGATGACCATTTCTTGCACCAAGTCGCGGAACGAGGTTTTGGGTTCCCATCCAATCGAGCGGGCCTTGCCTGCGTCCCCACAGAGAACGTCAACCTCGGTCGGGCGGTAGAATTGCGGGTCTATCGTCACAACCACGCGGTTGTTATTGTCTATCCCATATTCCTGCTCGCCCTTGCCTACCCATGCGATGGTGCGGCCTATGCATTCAAAGGCCGCTTCCACAAACTCACGTACAGTTCTGGTTTCTCCCGTAGCGAGCACATAGTCGGCGGGTTCAGGCTGCTGCATAATCTTCCACATACCAAGCACGTAGTCGCGGGCATGGCCCCAATCGCGCTTAGCGTCAAGATTGCCCAACCGCAAAGGCTCCGTTCGTCCATTGGTAAACCCGGCGACCGCCTTGGTGATCTTTCGGGTGACAAATTGTTCGCCACGTCTTGGGCTTTCATGGTTGAACAGGATGCCGTTGCAGGCATACATGCCATGCGCTTCGCGGTAGTTCACCGTCATCCAGTAGGCCGCCAGTTTGGACACCCCGTAGGGTGAGCGGGGCCAGAAATCGGTCGCTTCACTCTGCGGTGGCGGGAACGAGCCGAACATCTCGGATGTGGACGCCTGGTAGAACTTGCCGCCATTCCAGCGGACGGCCTCAAGTAGATCGGTCACCGCAAGGGCATTAACCTGCATGGTCAGGCTGGGCTGCTCGAACGACACCCCAACATGACTTTGCGCAGCAAGGTTATAGATTTCATCCGGTTTGATGCGGGCAACAAGATGGCCAAGCCCGTCCGTCATGTCCCCGTCATGCCAGATAATGTCGTTCAACGGTGGAGATGGACGAGTGGTAGAAGTCCGCCGCAGCGCGTGAACGTCATAGTCCTTCTCACACAGCAGCTCACACAAATATTGCCCATCCTGCCCTGTCGCGCCGGTGACCAGGGCTCTCATGCAACGGCCCCGTAGGCTTCGCGCTTCTGCTTGTTGCCCTTGTTGTGCTTCATGACTGTTCCCAAGGGCGTATGCGGCATGACCGCAAGACCTTCGCCGCGATAATCCTTCCCCAGGTCGTTGAACTTGTGTCCCCGTTGCTCGTAAATTTTCCGCAGGCCATCGAACACCATGCAGTCGTGCTGCTGCGGCAGGTCGATAACTGCGTCGTGCGTGTACCACAAGCGCATGTCGTCCAAGAACTCTCTGCCTGACTTGGTGGCACAGTTATAAGCAACAAACCCGGATTCGGTGTGTTGCCACCACTCACGCCCCATGTAGGTTGCCACGCAATCGTCAGGCAAAACGCTATCGAGGAACGCATGCGTCACGGGAGCCTTCGTCTCGATGTCGCCGTCCAGCCAGATCAGAAAATCCGTTTCACGCGGCGCCGCGGTGACGGCAAAAACCTTGTGGCAGAACTTTATTGGCTGTCTGCGGTAGTCTACCGGGTGATCGGTATGCCGCGCCATGAACGCCGCGCGGTCTTCATCATCATCAAGCGGCGTCCAGTACCATTTCAGCAATTCTTCTTCATCGTCTGTATATTCCTCATCGCCCTCATAATAGACGTATAACGGGATATCCTTCGGCCAGAACTTGTTAAACGAATCCAGCATCCGCTGCCCATAGACCTCATAGCCCTTGCGGGAAAACGTCGTAACAACCGTTATACTGCCCATCGTTCCAATTCCTCGAACCATTCGTCCGCATATTCCACGTTGCGAAATGCTTCCAGCCACGGCCCGCCGTTCGTAAAATGGACGATCTTCAGGGCTTCGTCGTCGGTCTTGCTGGTCCCAACCAGATAATTCCAGACCGGGGACAAGTCGCCGATTTCGTCGTCACGCAGCCAACAGAACCGATGCAGGTCGCGTCCCGGCAAGGTGTTAACCATCTCAACGTCCAGCGCCTTGTTCGACGGATGGTCGCAATTGAACGCCATGACCGATGACCAATTCTTGCGCGGATAGGTCGTCTGCACTTGCCCGTCCATCTTGGTCGTATTCTCGGGGATGTGGTTATGCTTGACGCAGTACAGCGCCTTCTTGTCGTCCAGGCCCTCAATCATCTCCGACAGATTGGCGCGGACCAGAACGTCACAATCCATGAAGATTGCCCAGCCACACTCGCCCCAGGGGTTGCTATCGTCCCAAACCAGTGTGGGCACCAGAAACCGCGAGATCGCAAACTCCGTGGACATCGGAGCTTCCGAAATCACATCCCACAGCCGTCCTAGCCGCCGCTCGGTCGGGCGGTAGTACAACCCATCTCGATGAAGAGAAGAGAGCACCAGGCCATTGACTGGGATATGCCTGTTCCAGCGGCGGATGCTCTGTCTTGCGACTGCGAACGCCGCCGCCTCACGCGGATCGAAGCCCAGCCAAACACAACTGAGCTTTCGGGACATGAAACCTCACAAAAAGATGCCGGCCGGATTCGAACCGGCGTATCCCGTTCCATAGCTTTGGCGTAGCCGTAGCCCCGGCAGCAGGGAGTCGAACCCAAGGAGACGAGAACCGGCGAAGCCAGCCGGCGGCATTAGTTGGGCGTTACGCGATGCTCTGACGGCTCATCACGGGATAGTTCAACCACGCAGCGGTGGCTGTGTCCTGCAACCCGCTGGTAGCCGTCAGCCAAGCACCATCAATCACCGTTGACAGCGAGGTGATGCCGTCATCGACGGTGCCGGTGCCGGTGATGCTGGGACGCAACTGCACATAGGGCAGCGACGACAGAGAGGCGATCAGGGAGCAGGCACCATAGATTTGCACCCAGATCAGCATCGAGGCCGAAGCCGTCACCGAGACGATGGCAGCACCCACCGCCCCGTGTTTGGTGACGACTTCATCACCCGCCGTGAACATGGAGAACCTGAACGGCGAGACCCCCGCCGCAGGCGCCAGGGTACCGATGCGGCCGATCGAGCCGCTGACGGTGACCTGCGTACCCGAGACCTCACAAAGGATGTACTCCTTGCCGTCGTGGGTTCGGGCACGGGTTCCCCTTGCGGGGCAGACGCCCTTGACAAGTTCGTCCGGTGTGTAGACCCGACCCGGACTGCAGCCAACGATTGAGTAAGACATTGCTGACCTCCGTTAGATCGGGCTGAACACGATGCCCTGCAGCGACATATTGGAAACGCAGAGATTGCCTGCGAAGCCAAGGAAGCGGACAGTGGCATCCTGGTTGACGGGGATCCGATCGCCGCCGAAGGGGACGAAGTTACGATCGGGGTGTGGTCTCAAGTAAATGTAGTCGGTGTTCAGCGCGTACACCGTCTTGGCCGGGCAGTACCCGTTGTCCAGGACAAAATCCGCGTTTGAACCGACTCCGAAATACTTGAGGTTGGTGAAGCCATAACCGCCCAACGTCTCGTCCGTGATGCGTTGGATCGGCTGCAGGCTCTCCAGATAGAACCTGTAACCGATGCCATCCGCCACGTAGAGGTCGGGACGGTCAGAGCCGCGCGTGCAGGCAATTGCCAAGGTGTTCAGCCCGCGCATGAACTCGGACGGGTTGAACGTGGCAATATTGACGCTCGTGGCCGACATCGTCACGGTTGCAACTTGGTTGCGCCAGAACGTGTTGTCCACGCGCGAGATACCGCCCACGGTGCCGGTGGTCGGAGCCGAGATGATAAGCAGCTGCAAACCGTGCATCTGCTTGCCACCCGAGCCGGTGCCGTCCGAATAGCTCGCTTGGGCAACCAAGTCGTTGAGTGACTTTTCGCCGTTGCGAACCCTGGACGCCACCAAGTCGATGACCTCGAATTCGCCCATGTTCTTGAGCTTTTCGAGGCCCGACCAGACAACCGGGACGTAGGCTTGCTTCCAATCATACTCTGCGGCGGAGAACGGCTCGAACGGTGTCGTGCTCAGAGGGTCATAGCCGGCATACCATCCACCATTAGTGTTCAGCGCCTGCTCGATTTCCTGCACGATAGTTCGGCCGCCCGCGGCCGGTTTGACCTTGCCGCGTCGGCGAAGCCGATCGAGCAAGACCGTAGACCTCGTGGCATTGTCGGCGAGCTTACCGCTGCGGTTCCGCAGGGTCGTCGTGACAATGTCATCGAAGTTGGGATTGGCCGGAATAGCACGTACTCCCTTTTAAGGAATACGCGAGAATGCTCCGAAATATTTATCGGCTGCTTTCGCATAGGCAGCCATGGCGTCATCGGAGTTTGAAAAGCAACCCAGATGAATACCTTGCCGACTGACTGTGATTCGTGCGCGCCATTTCCCGTTAGCCATCAACTGAATTCCCTTAACTCCATTTTTGGGAGTCCGGTTACGATGGTTTTCTTGCCGAGTTGCTTCGCGTAGGTTGGCCCATGCATTGTTGGCGCGGTTGCCATCCACATGATCGATGTCATGTTTCGGAAACCTTCCAACCATGTAGAGGAATGCCAACCGGTGCGCCAGGTACAACGTCCCGTCGATTCTGGCGATTGGGTAGCCGTGAGTATCACGACACTTAACTACCGAACCAACCTTCACTCGATTAGACGTTGGCTTCTTCCAGGTTAGCAGCCCGGCGAGCGGGTCATAGTGCAACACTTCACGCAGTCTTTCGGTCGTCAGCATCACTTGAATTTCCTTCAAACTCGGGATGAAGACATAACTGACCGATATGCGTCTCGCGCATCATCCTCGATTGAATCGCCTGAGCGGTTGCGGCCTTCGGTGACCGTGCTCGACGGCGATCCGGTGATGGACTTGGACGCTTGACGCGCCTGGTCCGCTGCATCCTTATCTTTCTGCTTGCGGTCGGCTTCCCATTTGGCGCTCTTCTCTTGATCGAGGACCGCCTTGATTTCTGGGGTTCGCTCGCAGGCAAGCTCGTAGGCCTCTTTAAGATCGGCCATGTCGTCGCCAGTAGTTTCGACTGCGCCCGTCTTGATGTAATGAGCCATCTTGAGACGGACGTTTTCGAAATAGCGGTGAGCAGGATCAGACTGGAAGCGAGCCATAGCGCCGTTGAGAGCCGCTTGCTGCTGTGCTTCCTTATCCTGCACGAGCCTTTCGATAAGTTGCCGTTGTTCTGCTTGTGCCTGCTGCAGTGGGGTGAGGTACTGCTGCAGGACTTCGGGGGGAAGGCCGGTTGATTGGCCCTCTGGCACTTGGGCATGGCCGTTTGATTGGCCGACGCCCAGGTGAAGCGACAAACCCGTCACCAACTGTTGCGGCGGAATGCCGATGTTGTTGGCAATCTGGGTAATGGCTCGGAACGGGTCTTGCCGTAGCAGACGCTCGATCCCGACGTAGTTATCCAGTGCAGCCTTCAGCGTGGTGCCGCCTTGGCGGGCCATCTCGACATAGGGCTGCAGTTCCTTCATGCCCGAGTATTGAGCAAAGCCCTGGCTGACTTCCGTTTCGCGTTTAACGACATCGGCACGGATGTGTTCGGGCAACTTGTCCCATTCGGACTTTGACTTGACCGACCATCCAGGCGGTGGGCCACCAACAGGTGGCGCCGCAGATGCCTCTACCTTGGCCGCCACAGGAGGAGGAGCTTGCGGGGCCTTGGGTTGCTCCTGCGGCGCCGCCTTTTGGGGCTTCGCCTCTGCAGGTTTTTCCTCGGTCTTTTCCGTGAACCGGCCGAGTTCGTCACGCGGGCGGTCGTCGGTCTTAGAATCTTCGGGCTTCGCCTCGGTCTTTGTTTCCTCGGTCTTGGGTTCCTTGGGTTCCGACAACGGCAGTTCGGGTTCTGTCGCCGGCCCCTGCGTGACTTCATCGAATGCCGACTTGGCGTCGTCCCAAGTGGTATCGACATCGGGCTGGCTGTTGCCAGCTTGCTCTACAGGCATGACTTTTCCTTATGTTAGCGGGAGCGCAGTTGCTCGATGGCGCGCTTCACGTCGAGCTCGACGGGGCTCGGTTCCGGCTTGCGTCCTTCGCGGGTAATGGCTGGGTCGGTGCCCACTTCGACAGCGCCACAGGCGCGGGTGTCGGCGCGGAATGCTGCTTTGCTGTCGTGCCAGCGGCCCGTTCCCATGTGGCGCGTATCAGGCATTATGTCGCTGATGACGTAAGTAGACGGGCGCGTAAGTCGATTAGCAAGGCGCTTCTCCACCAGTTTGCCGTCACGTATCACGAATGTTGTCATAGAACGGTAGAAACTCCAAAAGGTCGGCCAAGTCTTCGGCGTCAGTATCAATGATCGCGGCCTTGGCCTCGATCACCTCGGCTTCAACAGCCGCTATTTCCTCTTTTCGCTTCTGCCGCCATTGCCGTTCAAATTCCGACTGCGGCGGCCATATGCCGGGGTCTTGATAGCGCCCGCCGACTACGGCTTGAACCCCGGCAAGAATGCCGGAATACATGAACGCAACGGTCTGCCGATCGCCCTGGTCTATGACCCCATCAGGGAACGGAAGAATTCCGCGCCACGGGCTGCCGACGTTTACTGCAGAGGCCCGTTTCGCAGCGGTATCCATTCCAGGACTTTCTTGAACTGCGCGGCCGTCTGGATCGGGTTGAACCTAGCTTCGGCCTCGAGCCGGACACCCTTACGGTTGGCGGTGAGCCCGGCAAATATCTTGTCCTCCCAATTGTCCAGATTAGGCAACCGGACGACAGGACATCCGCACGCCATAGCCTCACGGACTGAGCGGGTGTCAATCTCCTGTGGCGTCAGGAGGGCATCTGCCGCTCGGTAGACATTGGCCAGGCCGCCGACCCAACCGTGAACCTCTCCCAAGTTGCCGTCGTCCTGAATACGCTTGAGCAAGGGCAACCAGCCCTTCATGAGCTTTGGAGACTTTGCGTAGACGTGGATTTTGACGCCACCGACCTTGCGGGCGAACAGAGCAGCGGCGTGTAGCGGCACGAAAGGGTCGATGTCGTCCCGAAAACTGTCGGTACATACAAGATTAACCCGCCCACGCTTGCCGTTGAACTTGTAACCGGAAGGGCCTTCCGGCGACCAGGCGTCCAGGTCAACGCTCGCCTGCACCACATGCACGGACTTCCCCGGCATCATCATTTCAAGGTAGGGCTTATGCTGCGGCCAGAATGTCACGATGGCGGACCAGCGCGGGTCTTTGCCCTTGTTGTACCAGTAGCTGTAGATAGGCGTTGACCCTTGGACTTCCGAGAGAAAGGACGACCGCGGTCGTCCATGAGCGATGTGAATGACCGGTTGGCTGGTCTTTTCAACCGGCGTATTGTCGTAACCTGAATGATTGACGATCACGTCAGACTTGACCGCCCAATCCATGTCGGAGATCGGAGCGCAGCGGTCGTTGTCTCCCGATGGGTGAAGCTTGTTCTTGTCTTTCGTGGGGTCAACCATCCGGCTGTCAACCCCAAGCCTGAACAGTCCGGTGACCAGTTCCCTGGTTGTTTCGTACAGCCCGCACCGTCCCGGAGTGATGGCCACCATATGGGAAACTCTCATGGGCCAGTAACAACCTTAGTCCTGGTGAAGGTTACCGCATCAGCAGACGTCGTCGCCTTATGATCTATAGTCACGTCGTCGTCGGCATAGAGCGAATAGGTGGTTGAGGTCTGGTCGAACCTGTTCCTCCAAGCCTTGTAGAGATAGTCGATCTTGGTGAACCGATCGGCCGAATCCGGCGGCGCACCCTGCGCCGGCGAGCCGGCGGCGTCCGTCGCCAACGTGGTGTCGCTGTAGACCTTCGTCAGCAGCGAGTTGGTGTCACTGGTATCAGACTTGATAATCAAAAGCTGGCTGTTGGTGATCGTGAGCCGCGAGAGAACATCGGAAACTGTCCCACCGCCGCCGCCCACTGTGGCCTCGATCGCAGTCGTATCACTGTAGATTTTCACCAGGGCCGATTCGGTGTCAGACGTATTCTGCTCGAGCACGACAAACTGTGACGCCTGGTCGGAATGAATCTGCGTGAGCTTGCTGTCCTGTGCCGCCGTTAAGGCGCCGCCGGCGGTCGCTATCTCGATTGCAGTCGTGTCTGAGTAAACCTTGACCAAGGCGCTCTCGGTGTCCGAGGTGTTCTCTTCGATGATGACGAACTGGGACGCCTGGTCGCTGTCGATCTTGGTCGAGAGCGTATGGATTGCCGTCGTGTCGCTCAGGATACGGACAGCGTCACTCTCGATGTGGGCACTATCCGAAGCAATGATGACCAATGCGCTGCGGATGTCGCTGGTGTCGCTCTTGACCACAAGAAGTTGCGAATTGGTGACAGTGAGGCGGCTTAGAATGTCGCTGAAGTCACCCTCGGCCAAATCAGACGCTAGGGTAATGGTGTCGGAGTGGATGCGCGTGGTTTGCGACTCGATGTGAGCCGTATCGGACGCCACAACGGTCAGTCGGCTTAGAATGTCACTAAAATCACCCTCAGCAAGATCGGACGCCAAGGTAACGGTATCGCTGTGAATGCGTACAGTCTGCGAGCGAATGTCAGAAATCACCGGCACCATGACGTTGGTGTCAGACTGAATGTCACTGACAACCGCCTCAATCACGGCGGTATCCGACCGTACCAGCGTCAGCAGGCTCAGAATGTCACTTGTGTCAACCTCGGTCGCGTCCGAAACCAGCTTGTTGGTGTCTGACTGGATGTCGGAGGTAACGGTTATCAATACGTTGGTATCCGACTGAATGTCACTCACCACCGCCTGCATGACCACAAGCTTGCTCTGAATGTCCGAAGTATCGGACTGAATGTCCGATATGATCGGCACCATCACATTGGTGTCGGACTGAATGTCGGATATGACCGCCTGCATGACGGTCAGGCGGCTCAGAATGTCCGAGAAGTCTCCTTCCGCAAGGTCCGAGGCCAGGGTTATTGTGTCCGAATGAATCCGCGTCGTCTGCGACTCGATGTGGGCGGTATCGGATGCAACAATCGTCAGACGGCTCAGGATATCCGAGAAATCTCCTTCGGCTAGGTCGGACGCCAGCGTATTGGTGTCGCTCTCGATGCGGGTCGTGTCCGAGTAAACCTTGACCAGAGAGGAAATCACATCCGAGGTATCAGACTTGACGACCAGCAATTGGCTGTTGGTGACCGTCAATCTGGACAGAATGTCGCTGAAATCACCCTCGGTGATGCTCAGCGTATTGCCGGTCGTGGTGTCGCGTCTGTAGAGTTCGATCGTCCTGGTGACCGGTGCCATGCCGGCGTGCGTGATGTGAACGCAATATTCCTCGCTGTCGGAGCCTGCCGCTATCGTGGTGTCCTCGTCCACAAGTAGGGCGTAGACCCCCGGCATGTTGGTGGTATCAATTTCGGTGACAGTCGGGGTCGTGTAGAGGACTTCAGCTGCACCATTGCGGGAACGATAGACCGTCCAAGTAGCCAAGCCGGTTTCGCGAGTTTTCAAGTCTGAACTGTCAACCGCAACGAAGTAGATATTTTGATCGACCTTACCGGATGGGATCCTCATGCCGTCGTGACGCCTTGTTCAATCGTGTGCAGAGTCTGCGGCACTCTCGAGCCCTCGCCGGTATCGCCCATTCCCTCCATGATGTGATGGAGTCCTCCAGGTGACGTAACGTCCCCGGCCGCCACAACAACGACGACAGGCAGCGCCGAGATTGGCGTTGAGGAGATGGGAGCGAATGAAGGCATGTCACCAGCTCGTTATCAGGACAAAGCCGTGGCCGCCGGCCCCGCCGGTACCAGTCGTATTCGTCGTGGTTGAGCCGCCTCCACCACCTCCGCCGGAACCCAACGCACCATTGCCACCAGTGCCGCCGTTAGCGACACCCGACGCTGCACCACCACCGCCGGCACCTCCGGTAAACATCAGCTTGTTGATGTTTGAATAACCGTGACCGCCGGCAACTCCGGTAGCCGCCCCGCCTGAGATCGTCGGGACCATCGCAAACGTAGCATCGCCCGTAACATTTCCGCCGACGCCGGTCTCACCACCACCACCGCCGCCACCTGAAACGAAAATCCCAGTTGCACCCCAGACAACAGCAGCCCCGGCACCATTGTTGCCGCCTGCGCCACCGGCTTGGCCTGCTATATTCGTAAAAATTCCAGCACCCAAAAACACGGCAGTAGTTGCTCCGGAAGCAGCGCCAGCGGCCCCGGCGGTTCCGCCGCCAACTGCGGCTTGACCACCACCGCCCCCAGCAGCAGTGAGAATAAGCGCACCAGCAGCAGTATCGGTCGCAATCATTGACACCCGGCTGGGCTGGGCATTACCCGCTGCACCACCAATGGCACCCCCAGCAGTGCCGTTCCCAACTAGAATAAAGACGACCTCGGGTAAAAGAATACGCGGGACTGTGAATATTGTAATGGCACCAGATCCGCCACCACCGCCACCATCGCGGCTTGCCGCAGTGTTGCTCGATTGGCCACCCCCGCCGCCGCCACCACCGCCGACCGCAATAAAACGGACTACGGAGTGCCCGCGCGGGATGATGTAGGGCTGCCAGACAGAACTCGTAGAGCCCATGAAGAGCTTGCTGATGCCAAGATTGCCTTCCGGCGTGTGCCACATGTCGAGCATTAGAAGCACACGACCATGAGAAGCCCGTTGCCACCCCGGCCACCAACGCCGCCGGTCGTTCCACCGCCGCCAGCACCCCCACCACTGCCATATGCTCCATTGCCGCCCGCAGTGCCGACCCCATTAGTGGTTGTCCCCCCACCGGAGCCGCCAGAGAACAGCCACGGCATAAACCTGGAATACCCATCACCCGCCGCGCCGCCGCCGGCCGTTCCGCCCGCTATGGTCGGGACCAATCCCGCGCCGGTAACAGCGCCGCCCGCAGCTTGACCGCCCGTTGTCGAAGCGCCGCCGCCACCCCCACTACAGATGATACCAGCGCCGCCCCAAGTGACTGCCGTACCGGCGTTGTTGCCGGTACCGTTACCGCCTGCACCGCCGTCCTGACCGGCTACACCCGTCCAATTTGCTGCCGAAATGAGCTGGCACGCTGCAGCGGTGACAATCGCACCTCCAGTGCCACCGGCCGCCGTTGTTGCGGTGCCCGCCGCCCCAAGACCGCCACCGTTGGCGAGCAGGTAGAGATAGAGCGCCGTCGTGGACGGAAACGCCGCCACGTAGGTTGGGCCTCCGGCGGTCCCTGCACCACTAGCGGCGCCGCCAGCGCCACCGGCACCGACTTGAACATAAATCGTGTCAGGCAAGGCATTACGCGGGAACAGTGTCCGCGTCATTGCGCCAGAGGCACCCCCACCACCGCCGCCATGATCGTTGGCCCCAACAGCATCGGTGAACCCGCCGCCGGCACCACCGCCGGCACCCATGCCGATCATCAGGACTTGCGAGCAGCCGCGCGGCAAAACGTAGGGCTCGAATGTGCCCTGTGAAAAAAATGTCCTGACGTTTGCGGTAGCACCTTCCGGCACATTGAACATATCGAGCATGTGTCACCAGCTCGCTATGATGACGAGGCCGTTACCGCCGCGCCCGCCTGCTCCCCCGGTCGCACCAGCTCCTCCACCCCCTCCACCGCTCCCAATCCCACCATTACCGCCCGCCCCAGCTACGCCGCCATCGTTGGTGTTGCCGCCTGCTCCTCCGGTATGAAAGAACGGCTTGAACACCGAGTAACCATCACCACCGGGATTGGTCGCCGCAGCCAGGGCTCCACCTGAAATCGTCGGGACAAGACCGGCCCCTGTGATGTTGCCGCCAGCGAAGTTGACGCCGGTTGAGCCTCCACCACCAGCGCCGCCGGAAAGAGGAATGCCGGCGCCGCCAAAGGTAACAGCCGTGCCGGTTGCACCAGTCACCGCACCGCCTGCGCCACCGCTTTGACCGGCAACATTGACAAAAACACCAGAGCCCAAATACGCGGCAGTCGTCGCGCCCGAGGCGCTTCCCCCCGATCCAGCCGCCCCAACAGCAGCAGCAGCACCATTGCCGCCCTGCCCGCCAAGCTGCGCACTCATAATCAGCGACCCGGCAGCAGTTGCCGAGCTAACAGTGGACACGCGGGACAGATTGGCAGCAGTACCAGCAGCCCCAGAAGCGCCGCCGCTTCCGACCAGCACGAAAACAACGTCAGGGATTAGCAAGCGCGGAACAAGCAAGCGCGAAATGGCCCCAGATCCGCCACCTCCACCACCACCGCCATCGTTGCCGGCAGTCCTGGTGAAACCATTGCCACCCCCGCCGCCGCCACCAATCAGGAGAAAGTAAACCAGGCTATGGTTGCGCGGGATTTCATACGCCTCCCAGCCTTGCGCCGCCGTGGCTTCTCCATACTGAAAGATTCGGACAACCGCTTTCCCTTCGGGAATGTGCCAAACGTCGCTCATAGCCCGACCCAGTGTTTGAGCAGGCCATCGCCGCGCAACTCGATCTGAATCTTGGCCGGACTATCGCCGATGTGCGGCTGCACATACTTCTGGAAACAGTCCATGTAGCGCATCAGCGGCAGCGAGGTCTTGAACAGCCTCCCTTTGCACTCAACCTCGATGACCTGGATCGGCACATCGCCGGTATGTTTGCCGGCATGAAACTCCCCGTCACGAAATGACAAGTCCATGCCATGAACGACAAACTTGCGATAGCCCAAGCAGTAGAGCAGTGGAATCGCGCGCAGGCCGACCGAGCCGCCGCCTGGCACATCAGCAATATTCCAGAGGATTGGATTGCCGACCTTGCGGATGACATCCGGATGCACGCACGAGGCCATCAGGTATTTCGTCTCGTCATTCGGGGTGAGCATCATCCCCTTATGACGGCGTGGGTCGCATTCGATGTGATACTCGGGGACGATCCCCCGCTCTACCAGGAAATCATGCGCGCCGGATACCGTAACAACGTCGCCAAACCTTACTTCGCCTGGTCCGTGGATGTCACTCACGGTATCCTTGAGCGATGGCCCGTAACAGTACAGTGAGGCCGTTCGCTCGTGCGGCGCAGGGATGCCCCAGACCACGTAATGCCCGACCATGGTGCGAACCTTGCCGATCATCGGCTTTTCGCGGAATGGCGCGATGTGCTCGACCGTCCGGTAAGTCAGCCGCCTATGGTTGGTCGCAAGATTAGCCTCAATCTGCGCAAGCCGCTCCTCGTCGGGTATGCACGGCTTGCCCTCGATCTTGGAGAAATCGAACTCCTCACGGTATGAGGTTTTTGAAAGCACTGCGGGCCTGCGTGAGCGTCAGATCGGGAGAATTTGCGGTCGTCGGCAGTCCGGCCGTGGTGGCCGCCGTGTTGATGCCGGCATTGGTGCGAACGGCACGAACCAGTTGCCGGATCATGTTCTCGTGCCGGAACAGCACACGGAAGGTTGCAACGTCCACCGCGTCAATCTGCGGGTCTTTCGGGTCAAACACGTCGCCGACACTGACCACCACCGCATCGTCAACGATCCATTCGCTGAACACGCCATTGCTGCGGGCGAGTTGCTGCTCCAGCGTATAGGTATCGACTGGTGCAACGACGTTGACGACAACGCCGCCCTCGGCAATGACGAGCTTCATCAGTATTTTCCACCAATCGCGCAGGCAATCCAACCGTTGACCGAGGCCGTGCCTAGGTTCACGTAAAGACGGTAGCCGGCAGGCAGGGCAATGTTCATCGGCACTTCATAGTTCGCAGTTGCCGCCGCGTTGGTGGCGGTCGTCGCCGGCAGGGAAATCTCGTCATAGATCACGTTGTTAGCCGCCGTGCCGGTTGTGGCGCCGTTGTTGATGAAGATGCGCGCAACCGTCGCCGTGGTGTTGCCGACGTTAGTAGCGCGCAGCCTGATTTTTTGCACATACCCACCATTAGTGGCGTCTGCGGTGAACACCAGGTTGTTCGCGCCCAGACCTGTGCCGGTGATCGTCGTGTCCGCCGCAGACATGAACTGCGGTTGCCACTGAATGTCCGGGGTGCGTGAATAGATCGGATCGTTGTTGGCGGCCATCAGGGCATCCCATATTGCAGGTCAAAACCGTGGGTGGATTTGCGAGCGCTAAGCCCAGTGAACGGGTTGAAAACAAACTTGGAACCGGAAGAGAAATCTATTTGGGTGGCCGTTTCATCCGAATTAGTCCGAACAATATCGCGAACAAGCGTAATGTTGTCACCTAACAGATAGCCCACCCCAACTTCCCACTGCCCAGTCGGGACACCAGAACCGTCAACCGCCTCAATGCAATACTTGAAGGAAACGCCCGGTCCAAAGGCGGTACCAAAATCGTAATAACCAGTCACGGCGCCGGCCAACGTAAAGTTGCCGGTCCCAGTCGTTGTAGATGTTTCCTTGACGCGATCAAAGAATGAGCCGGTCATTATTGCAACGTCTCGACATCAAACGGCTTGCCGTTGAAGGTGCCTCTAGCCCGCTTAACTCCACTCTTGGGCTTGTTTGCGCGGTCCTTGGACTCGTCGGCGATGCGGGCCTTACTCTCGACATCGTGGGACTTGTCCCGGCGCCCTTCCTCGGCTTTGAAGGCTTCTTGCTTTTGCTTCAACCCGACCTCGTGCTCCCGCATCTTGTGCTGGATGCCGAGGCCGAATTCCTGCTTTTTCTCTTCCTGCCCGCGGAGGAAGTCCTGTTCGCCCTGTTGCTGGTCCTGCATGGCCTTCTGCGCAGCGATGTTGGCCTTCTGGTCGGCCTCGTTCTGGGCAATCTGGGCCTTGAGCTCGGCCCCCTGGGCGGCTAGTTGCATGTCTTGCTGGCCAGCAATCTCCTTGATCCGCAGTTCACCCTCCATCTTCTCCCGTTCGAGCTGCGCCTTGACTTGTTCGGCCTGAATCTTCAGGGCGATTTCCTGCTTTTTGAGTTCGTGTTCAGCCAACTTAAGCTGGAACTCCTGCCGCATCTGTTCCACTTCAACCTGCATCTTGCCTTGGTCGGCCTGCATCTTGACCTGCTCGAGGGCCATCTTCTGCTGCCCTTCGGCCTGCTTCATCTGCATTTCGGCCTGTATCTTCTGCTGTTCCGGGTCGGGCTTAGGCTGCATGGCCGTCTGCTGGACCTGCTGCATGGTCCGCTCGATAATGTCCTCCATAGAGCGGCCGACACGATACCCACGAACGGTGAATAGAATGAACTCGGTCACCATCGGGGTGATGACCGGGGCGGCGGCGATCATAGGTGCGGCCTGCTCAAGCATCTTGCCCATGGCCACGACAAACTCAGTCCGCCTTTGCTTCTCGGCGTCCTCGTCCGGCTGGATCGTGCTGTCGGTTTCAATGTCGATGAGGTACGACCGCATATGGTCGTTGCGCAGCAGCCCTAGCACGTTGTCGTCGAACGACTGCCCGGACGGCGAGGGCATGTCGGGGTTCTGGACACCGTAGAGCCCTGAGCCATTCACCCCACCGTTCATTGTCGGTGGCATAGGTGCGGCGCCGCCGTTCATGCCAAGAGGAGCACTCGGCGGCGCCATGCCGTTCATGCCAGGAGCAGTTGGCATAGGCGGCATATACTTGAAGCCCGTCATGTCGGCGATGGTCTGCGGCTGGAACTGCTCGGCCACGACCTCGGCGACAAGCTGGGCAATGTCCCGACAGAACCGGGCCAGGTCATCCTTGGCATTCCTGATGCGCCGGCTACCGGACTGCGCCTTGAGCTGCTGCGCGCCCAGCGTCTCGTCGGGATCCGTGTCGCCCCGAAGAATGTCGCTGATGCCGGTGATCTGGTAAACATCCTGGATGAGTTGCTGGCGGGCCTCGATGGCGCCCTTGAGCGACACAAGCACGTTCTCGACCGGAAACCAGTCGATCAGCCCCTTGGCGCCGCCCTTCTCGGCAAAGCCGGCCCATGATTCAACCGGGATAAACGTTGTCTTATTCGCAGTCATGTCGGACTGCATCTGCTGGATCAGCATCCGAACAGCATCCGCACCGTCCGCAGACGGACCTGCAGGAATGAAACCGCGGACAATCAGGAAGTCCGTCAGATTGGCAATCTTCTCGGTCAGATCGTCAATTTCCTGACATTGGTCCTGGTAGTAGCGGTAGTCCGGCGTCGGGATCAGCGACTTGCTTGCACGGGAACCGTAGCAAGGCTCGGGGCACGGAAAGAAGTCGCGGAAATCGAGAGGTGGATCACCCTCGTCCAACATGTCAGGGCAATCGCGAGACATCCATACCGTTGATTTCCGTCGCTTGTCCCAAATTTCGAAAACAGCAGCTTTATCTTCCCCCCCTTCGGCATCCGTATCGGTCGCGTATATGGGTTTGGACGCATAAGTCAGCTTTTCCGCAATCTCCTTGCCAAACCGCTCCTTGGCCTCGTCACGGCCCAGGTAGACCCGTCTCCACGCCAACCAAACGTCCTTCCACACCCCACAAACGTTGTGGCCGAAGTCGCACCAATGGACGTAGTCGATACAGACCTTCTCATATGAGATTTCGTCATCGTCCTCGATGTCGGCCTCATACCGCACCCAGGCCTGCCCGCGGCCAACCAACAGCCGGTCGTCCCGCACCATGCGGAACGTCTCGTCGGCGCGGTAGAGGTCGAACGTGCAGTTGGTGGCGCGTTCGAGGAGCTCGGCCGCTATGCGCCCAGTCGGGTGCGGGTCCTTATAGCGTCGAGAGCACAGAACAGTCGGGAGCTTACCGTAGACAGCCGGCTTGAGCGTTTCAACATTAGACCACAGCAGAGCAAACCGGCGTGGACTAGCAACCGAACGATGCTGGTCCAGATAGAGCTTAACGATGGTTTCGCCCTGAATCTTCCATTCCTCGGTAGCCTTGTTGTACGCCTCGATCTCACGCCAGTAGCGGCGCATGCGGGCGGTGGGTTTCTTCGCTTGCTGGCCACGCTCGGGCTCGTCAGGTGTCTGTGGGGCAGAGTCAACGTAGGTCATCAATGCACCGGATCAATCCATTGTTCGGGCAATTTTCGCCGCGCTGTCTCTGCAAGTTCGTCCAAAACCTTTGCCGCATGAGGGCCACAAATCACGCGGCCCTCATAATTGTACATCTGATAAGGCGGCAGATCGTTGGGGCAGTTGGGTTCTTCGCACTTCATTCAATTGGGTGCTTTCGTATAAATGCCGATGAACACGTCAGACGCCGCGCCGGGTTGGAACTTCCCATACGGGATGAACTCGCCCGGCCATTCCACCTGCACCCAGTTGTTGGCCTTGTCCGCGCGTGCCATCCGCAGGCATCTGGTGAACTCGACGCGGCCGGCCACCAGCAGCTCATCCAGCCCCGGCTGCCAGGCGAGCGGCATCGTAACCAGCATCGTGCCACCGGGCTTGAGCAGCCGTTTGACGTTGTCGAACGCCCGCAGGAACTTGGCCCCGTTCTCTTTCCAGATGTGCTCCATTGTCGAGATGCTCAGGATGGCGTCGAAGGGCTCAGCATCAAACTCAACAATGTCACACCGTATCGGCCGCTCGTTCTTCTTGCCGCCCCAGTCCACGACAATGTGGCTGGTCGGGGCGTAGTAGGACAGGACGTCGCCGACCTCGAGGATGCGCCCCTCGTTCTCATGCACAAACCGCAGCCCGATCGGCACCTCTATGGTGCGCTCGTTCCGCCATGCAGCATTGTGCCTGCCCATGCAGTAGTCGTAGTTGTGGCCATCCAGGACAAAGCTGCGGCTCATCTAAACTGCAGGGCGTTCTGCATGGTGGCCACATCAGGGGCCAACAGCTGTGGCGGCTGTAATGACTGAAGGCCGCGATAGCGGCGCTGCTCATCAATCAGGCCAGCCAGTCCGCCATTATTGTCGGGAGTCAAGATATCCCCCATTCCCATCCCAGGGACGGCCCGCTGCCCCAACGCGCGATCAAGCGGACCTGCCGACCTGCTCATGCCACCCTGCAGCAACAATTGTGCCAGCAGATTTTGTCTGTCCATCTCATTTCACCGAGGCCAGGAACGGCACGATGGTTGCCAGTCTCCAGGCATGATCGTTCTCCCTATTTCGCGGTGCGCAGCCGCCAGCGCCGCGGGCCGACGACCTCCACGGGGGCCTGCGTGGCCACCGGCTTGGTCTTGTCACCCTCCACGTAGCTGCGCCACACCCCGCCCGTCTTGACGGCCAACTCGGGCTTGTTGTCGTCATACCCGTCAATCTCGAGCACCTTGCCCTCGGGCGCCGGGTCGGTCACCGGACGCCACGGGTTGGCGTCGGGCTTGGCCATGCCGGCCGGCTTGGCTGCAGGCTTGGCAACGGGCTTTACGTCAGGTTTCACATAGCTACGGCCGGTATCAGCCATTTTCTTCCTCCGTTTGGATTTAAGCCTATCGAGCAGCGCGTTGGCGGCAAGTTTGGGCCCGCGCTGTTTCAGCATCTCACGCACAATTTTACCGAGCTTCGGCTTAGGCTTGGCTTTGGGCTTGGACTTCTTGACCATTTTGGTCACCTCTCCACCCTCACCCCATCACTTGATCCCATATAACAGTTAATGCGAGCATCAGCGCGTAGCTCATCAAAAACTCGAATACCCCAGACCAGACGTTGGGCATCCTATTTGAACCACTTGTTATAGGCCATGAAGAGTGGCGACTGTGACAGAAAATCCTTGGTCTGCATCTTGTCGAGACCCTTGCCACCGCTCAATAGCGACAGCAGCCCCATGCTCAACGGTCCGCCGTCACCCATCAGCCCGCCAAGCCCGCCCATGCCCTGTTGCGGCTGCTGCTGCTTGTTTTGGTCCTGCATCATGAGCGCGTCGTAAAGCGACATATTTGGCATGTTCACATCCTTGGTGCTTTCATTGCACTCGCCTATTAAGCGAAGAATCCCAGCTTGTTATGAGAACAGTGCGGAGCAAACCAGATAGTTCCGACACTTGGAATAAGGCAGCATCCAACGAGTCTGCCTCATCCTCTATTTTCCCAGCCAGCCAGACAACCGCCACCGCCATAGCTACGTCTCGCGGCAGGTTCTCCCCAACAGCCTCATCGATCTTATCCGCCAAGTCAGAAACCATCTGCTCGGTTGACATCATCATACCCTCGGTGCCTTGGTGTTCGGCCGGACCAGCCTGATGAGCTCGTCCACCGTGATGTTCTCAACGCCCCGCATTGGCTCGGGCGGCTTCGGCGGTGGCTTGGGCACCATCTCCCGCCATGCCGTCGCCAGGTAACGGAAGGCATCCGCCGTATGACACGCCCAGTCGTGTCGGGGATGGTCCTTGAACGCTCGAGTCTTTTCATCGAACTCGGTGCGGTACTGCCGAAGCGCCTCGAGCCCATAGGCGCACTTGGTCTTGTCGAACCAGCAGCGCTTGAGCGTGATGCGCGCCGCGTTAATGCTATCCTCTACGGTCTGGTTGGGGACCAGCCGCGGCTTGCGCCCCAAGCTGGCCAGCGTCTCAATGCGGGTGCGAAGCGTCTCATGGCTGCGAATTTTGGCGTCATGCGGAACCCAGTCGATGCCCTTCCTATACCCGCGCGACTCGATTTCGGCCACGTAATGGGCGGTTGGCTGGCTGTGGTTTTCGTAGTGGTCGATGATCCTTATTTCGCCGATGACGGCTTGGAAGAACCAGATGGCGGTGCTATCGCCGACGCCTAAGTCCCATGAAGTATGAACAGGGAGCGAGGGGTCGTAGGGGACATCCGTAATTCGCCCATCCCGCTCGGCCTGGGCTATATCTTTCCCAAAATATGCCCCCACAATAGCAGCATCAAAGCTGCATTCAAACTCCTGTGCTATCTCCTCCGGGGTCAGGTCCTTGGTCAGGTCATCGATTTCAACTTGGTCGAGAATGCCAGTCTCCGAGGCCCTGGCCATCAAGCTGTACCAACGCTCTGGGTCTTTCTGTGCACCCTCCCATAGCTTGTGGAACTCGTTCCTGCCCTTCGGCGTACCGATGAAGGCGGCCCAGCCTTGGCGGTCGGCCAGCATGGGCCGGATCACCTGACCCCAGACCGAAGGCCGCATGTCAGCGTACTCATCCAGGATGACCCCATCCAGGTAGATGCCACGCAGCCGATCGGCGTTATCAGCACCGTAAAGACGAACGCGAGCGCCATTAGGAAAATCAGCCCGTAATTCCGTCTCGTTGAGCACCACCCCCTTGATGTCGGCGACGGCCCGCTTGAGGTAGAGCCAGGCCGCGTCCTTAGCCTGAACATACAGAGGGGCAACATAGGCAAAGCGCGCGTCCTGCTTCTTGGCGAACAACGCCGCACAGACCAGATCGATGACGCAGGCCACCGTCTTGCCGGCCCGGCGGTGGCAGACCATGACGGCCCACCGCTGGGTGCGGGTGTGGAACTTGCGGAACGTGTCCCGCGGCCAGTACTGGCCTAGGCCCAACCACGATTCTTCGCTTCCGCCTCGGTCATCCATGCCAGGCCAACTGAATGTTCGATCGCCCCGCCGTCTTTGCCGGTGTGTTCAACCGTGGCAAGGTCCGGCAATACCTTCTTGAGCAGCCCTAGCCCTGCAGTGACCACGGGTGACTTCGGGTCGTCCAGCTCGCCAGCGGCTATTTGATTAAGATGCTTGATGATTTGATTTGTTTGAATTCGAGCCCTGAATCTTTGAATTTGTTCCGGGCTTTCAAAAGTCCGGCCGGTGTGGCCCTTACGCCTCCCTGCGCCTGCACGAGCGCCGCCTCTAGGCATGACGGTCATCTACCGGCTTGAAATGCCGCCGGGCCTCGAAATGCTCGGTATTCGCCGCCTTGGCGCGGTCGATTTCCTCGAATGCGGCAACAAGGTCACACGTGTGTTTCACGGGCAACAGGTAGCC